TGGCGTGGTGACTGTGAATGAGCCACACGACCGATTTAGCGTGTTTGACTTTCAGCTTGAGCCGGTCGACGTGGTACAGGTGGACGTGCCTTATCACGGACTAGTCTGGCGAATAAAAGAAAGTGCCTCAGAAGACACTGAAGCACTGTACGAAATGAACCCGACATCACGGGTAATCAACTAACGAAAGGATACCACAAAATGACAGAAAACACAATCCAACCATATCAAAGTACAAATAGCCGAAGTGACATTATCGCCACTTACGACGACCTCGAAAGGGCAGCGAGGGCAATGGCGGCATCGGGCTATTTTCAGGACGCGCGTCAGGTTAGCCAATGCGTGGTGAAGATCCTTGCCGCGCGCGAAATCGGGCTCGGCTCTTTCGCTGGCGTTACTGGCGTGCACGTGATCAAGGGCAAGCCGACATTCTCCGCCAACATCATGGCGAACAAGGTCAAGAGTTCTGGCAGGTACAACTACCGCGTCACGGAACTTTCAGAACGGGCATGCTCAATTGAATATTTTGAAATGTTTGACGGCAAATGGCAGTCGATCGGCGTTTCCACATTCAACATTGACGACGCCAAGAAAGCTGGTACGCAGAACATGGACAAGTTCCCGCGAAACATGCTTTTTGCCCGAGCAATGAGCAACGGGGTTCGCTGGTACTGCCCAGACGTCATGAACGGCAACGTGGTTTACACGCCCGAGGAATTGGGGGCGGCAGTGGATGAAGACGGGAACGTTGTTGACGGGAATGTTGTTGAGGGCGATTTTGCGCCAGTTGTTGATCAGACGCCTCAAGCTGCTGAACCAGAACGCAAAGAGCAGCAAATGACGAAGCAAGAACTATCGGCAGCAGTGCAGGACACCCGCCCAACACGAGATCAGATTTTAGCCGAGTTGCCGTCATTGACAATTGAGGAGGCGTGCAAGGCTAAAACTTCCGCAGGCGTGCTTTACTGCAACATGCAGCCGAATGTACTTGAAAAAGTGATTAGCAACTTGTGGAAAAGCCTGCTGAACAACGGTCTTAGTCCAGACGAACACGCTGACCAGATTTTGAAGCTGGCGAGCGCGAACGAAGTTCTGAAAGCCAAGCAAGACGGCTCATTGAATTAGCCACAAAGGGAGTGGCACTCATGGATCTCCTTTTTCTTACAGCCTCGCCGGTGGCGTTGTAACCGGCAGAAAGACTGAGATGGACGAAAAGAAAAGTTGCGCAAGTTGTAGTTACTTCGAGATGAATTTAGGCAAACCACGTGGGGAATGGTACGCCTGCTCGCTGCACAAAGTATACATTGTAGATGACAGCCAGGCTGAAACGTGTCCTGACTTCTGGAAAATCTTTACTCCGAAACCAGAGCGTAATGAGCGAGGGTTGCTATGAACCCGAGCGAATATTACAAAACAGAAATTATGTCGAAAGTGCGAGAGCCAGAACTGCGCAAGGTCGCCAGTGTGATGGCTGATCATGTCGGCGAGGAAAGCGCCATAACGCTTGAACAGCTTTGCGCGAAAACTGGAATGGGCGAACGCCAGGTACGCCTTGCGCTTGAGGTGCTGACGAAAGATTATGGCGTTCCGATCGGATCATATGCGGGTAAATCAGGACGCTGGATCATAGCTGACGAGCGTGAAAAGGGCAAGGTGATTGCCGAGCTGATATCAAGAGCAACGGCATTACATGAGCGTGCTAACGCGCTGAGACGTGCACAGTTGCCGAGCAGCGAAGCGCTGCAGGAATACCTTTTTGAGCCGCCAAAACCGCAACCGTGGCAGTTGCAATATGGGAGGTGGAAATGAAAGGAATGGAAGCACTGGAAAAGAAGTACCAGAAGATCGCAAGCAAGACCACAAAAGAACTTGACGGAATGAGCTTATCGGAACTGATGTCCTTACGTGGCAACATGATCGGTTGGATGGAGGCTGTAATTGCTGAAAGCGGCGCGCGTGGCGTGGTTGAGCTTGACGGCATGGAGCGACTGCCGAGCCTGTACGATATGGCGGCGGTATGTGGCGTTATGCCCGTTCCATGATGATAGAAACCCGTCATTTTGGATTGATACAGAGCGGGGGATATGTGAGTGCCGAACGTGCAATATTAAAACTATGGACGTGATTAATCTCTATGCGAGATTGAACAATTTGACGAACGATGAAGCGATAAGGAGTTTAGGAAATGGATAATCAAGAATATCAATTATTAAAAAATCAAGTGGAAATTACAAATCGTATTACAGAGCGATTAGATAAACAAATAGCTATTAACAAGGAATTGAGAGATAAACAACAGGTACATAAAAAGCGCATTTATGAACTTGAAGCACTTTACAAGAAAGCGAAAGATGAATTAGCTGGCAAGTCGCATACTGAGTGTGAACAGGAATTAAAGCCGTGTACCCTTGAAGAAAATACAATATTGATGGGGCATGACCCGAAGTTTGACTTACCGGAAATACATGAGACTGTTTTTGCGTATTACTGTGAGAATGGTGCTTTGAAATATGGATTGCTTTTTTACAGTGCGCAAGGCTTATGGGTAGAGTGGAAAATAGGAGTTTTGCCAAAAATAAAAATTGTTCGCTGGTGGAGTTTACCGAAGTTGAATGTTGATCTTTGTATTTGTTCAGGCGTTGGGGCGAACGCAACCCTATCCAAAACGGAAACAGTTGAAAGGAGTTGATAATGAGTGAGTTGGAACTGAAACCGTGTCCGTTTTGTGGTGGTGAGAAATACCGCATGATTACGCCTGATGGTGTTTGGCGTGTGCTTTGTCTGACTTGCAAGACGGAAGGGAGACCGTCCGTAATGAATATCGATGCGAAGAGCGCATGGAATAAACGTCCGCTTGAAACGGCTCTTGAGGCGATAAATGCGGAGCTGGAAAAGCAGAACCGCGCGCTAAGACATGCGCTGGAGTGTGAGGAAGCCGAGCACAAGCCAGACCCGCTTGATGGCGTCCCGTTCGTGTCATTGAGCAATGAAGAGATCGCCGCGATGACACCTGAGCATCCGCTGTACAAGTTGGTGAAAGGAAAAGAGGAGCGAAATGGCCAATAGACGAATGCTAACATCGGACATTTTCTCTGACGATATCTTCATGGAACTTGATGATGTTACGCGCTTATTGTGGATTGGATTGATAACAATTTGCGCGGATGATCAAGGAAGATTTCAAAACAATGATTTTCTAATCAAATCGCAAGTGTTTCCCGCTGACAGAAAGTCACCGTCGAGAATTCTAAAATCACTCCAATTTTTAGAGGAAAAGGGCATGATTTTTTGTTACGAAAAGGAAGGTAAATCTTTAGCGCAAATAGTAAATTGGTGGAAACATCAAGCGCCATCTTGGGCTGCCCCCTCGTTGCACCATGCGCCTGACGGTTGGATTGACCGCGAGAAGTACAATACCAAAGGCAATAAAACGATTACCACCAACTGGGATAAAGCAGGTGGTTTTGAGGATGTAGGTACTACGGTAGGTACTACGGTAGGTACTACGGTAGGTACTAAGGTAGGTACTATGGTACCTGGGCAAGTAGTTAAGGTTAAGGTTAAGAATAAGAATAAGAATAAGTTAATTGAAGAAGATGATGACGCGCGCGCGCGAGATTTTGAAAGAGTTTTCGCAATGTTCTCGGAAGAGATTGGGCAACTCACAAAAGGCATTAGGGGCGAGATACTCGACATGCTCGAAAGTGGCGTTCCACCCGAATGGTTTCACCTGGCATTTCGTGAGTGTGCATTCAACAACGCGCGAAGCTGGGCTTACGCAAAAGCCATTCTCAACCGCTGGATAGCTGACGGCAAGGTTACGGACAATCGCAAGAACGGATCGCGCTCGGACAGAAAGCGCGCTAGCCCGCAAAGTGGTGGCGACATTGATGCATTCCGTGCTCTTGTAAGAGCGCAACAACAGGCAAATGAAACAAAACGCGAAGAAAGCGAAAGAAAGGATTAACAACATGTACCAAAAACTAATCATTATCGGCAACCTGGGGCGAGACCCCGAACTCAAGTTCACCGCAGACGGTAAAGCGGTCGCAAGCTTTAGCGTGGCAACCAGTCGCAAGTACAAGGACACGGACGAGACCACGTGGTTCAGGGTTAGCACTTGGGACAAGCAAGCCGAGGCGTGCAACCAGTACCTGCGCAAGGGTTCGAAAGTGTTCGTGACTGGACGCTTAGTGCCCGATAAGGCGACTGGTGCGCCACGTGTTTATCAGCGCGATGACGGCTCATGGGGCGCGTCATTCGAGGTGGTGGCGAGCGAGGTGAAGTTCCTCGACAGCAAGCCGGAGCAAGCGCGGCAAGATGATGACTTCGTGTCGTTTTAGGGGGATGAGATGAGCGAAAAAAGAATTTGCAAATATTGTGGCGTGGAATTGCCCGAAGATATACCGCACGGATTAAGAGAGTGCCACTTATACGCGGTTGCCCGCATTGTCGAGCTTGAGCGGCAAACCCGTCCGATTGAGGATGCGCTGAATAAGCGCATTGCTGAGCTTCTTGAGCGGCAAACCCGTCCGATTGAGGATGCGCTGAATAAGCGCATTGCTGAGCTTGAGGAAAAGCAACGCTGGCGAGTTGTAGCGAATGGCGAGTTACCTGAGGTGTATCGGAATGAAGACGGCGAATTTATGCCCTTTCTTGTTTGCGAAGGAGACGGAGACCGCCCATTCATAGCAATGTATAACGGTATAAACTGGTGGGCTGGAATATTTGTGCCTGACGTCACCCACTGGATGCCCTTGCCAGAATTGCCGGAGGTGAACAATGAGCAAGCTTGAGGATTTACTGCTGTTTCAAATTCGCGCGATGGGATTACCGGAACCTGAACGCGAGTACCGCGCGATTGAGGGGCGCATGTTCCGCTTCGACTTTGCGTGGACTGCGCCGAACCACAGGTTGCTTGTTGAAGTGCAGGGCGGCATTTGGCAAAAGAGCGGGCATACTTCAGGGCGTGGCGTGACGCGCGACATGGAAAAGCTGAACCTTGCGCAACTTGCCGGCTGGCGGGTGATGCAGTTTAGCCGCGGAATGATCGAAAGTGGCGAGGCGCTTGACATGATCGCAAAGGCGCTGGGGGTGGAAATATGAAACCCTTTTGCGGCACATGCAAGCACGTTGACTACTCCAAGACCACCACAAGCAAGCTGTGGGTGGAGTGCAAACTGA